GCCGGTGGAGCCAAGTACGGCAACAAGAAGACCGTCACCCCCGATGGTGTGAAGTTCGACAGCCGAGCCGAGGCCCGTCGCTGGGGGCATCTGTGCATGCAGCTGCGCGCAGGGGAAATCACCGAGCTGCGCCGCCAAGTGGCCTATGAGCTGGTGCCCGCCGTGAAGTACTCCGACGCGAGCCGCGTCAAGAAGGCCATTCGCTACGTGGCCGATTTCGTCTATGTGGAAAAGGGCGTGGAGGTGATCGAGGACGTGAAGGGTGTGCTGACCCCCGAATTCAAGCTCAAGCGCCACCTGATGAAGGCTCTGCTGGGCCTGGAAGTGAGGTTGGTCAAATGATCCAGCCTTTGAACCCCGCCTTCTTTGGCAAGGTCGTGCCGCTGGCTGGCCAGCGCAAGCCGCCAAGCGCCTCACGCATCACGCGGCTGGTGTGGCCGGAATATGAGCGCCTGGCGGACGGGCGCTACCTCATTGAGCGGTGGATGGAGAACCGCTGCTGCAACCGAGTGCAGGCGGGCGCTCGCACCGTCTACGTGTTTAACGACTACGGCTTTCTGGTGCCTGTAGAGGACTGGGGGCGTGCATGGTACTGATGCGCCGAAAGCCTCTCAATCCCGGCAAGGGCTTCAAGTCTCGTGGCAGCTGGGCTGGCGCTGGGCTCCGTGATGAGCGGGACGAGAGCCACCACTGCGAGCTCTACCAGGCTGGAAGCCGTGATCGGCGCCTTGCCGAACGCGCCGCCCGCCAGATCGAGAGCGCCCTTGCAACGGCCAGCCTGGTGCCTGGGAACGTGACCATGGCGCCCGGCGCTGGCACGACAGGCATCGTGGTGATGAAAGAGCACGCCATCGAAAGCGAGCCCTACCGCCGTCTGGTGGCAGAACTGCCTTGCTTTTGGTGCGGCATCAGCGGCTACAGCCAGCATGCTCATCTCAACTACGGCAAGGGCCTAGGCCTGAAGACAGACGACCGCACTGGCTTCCCGCTCTGCTGCAGCCGTCCTGGCATCGAGGGCTGCCATGTGGCCTACGACAACTACCGACTGCTGGAGAGCGGAGGGCGCCAGGCTCACCGCGAGTACGGCATCGAAGCCGCCCGCTTCACCCGCGAGCAAATCCTGAAGGCTGGGCTATGGCCCAAGAAGCTGCCCCTGTGGGCCTGATAAGCGTATCGAACCATTTACCCTGGAGCATCAATGAATTCCACACAAGCAAAGCAAACCTCTGGAACATCGACACACCGCGCCCGTGATGGCGGCGTGGACCTTGGGACCACGGAGGAAACGCCGACGCTCATGCTGGTGTTTGAGGCAATCAGGCAGATTCACGACGCCGGCGGAGAGCCCACACGCGAGCGCATTGTGTCCATGACGGGGCTCAAGCCCACCACGGTGGATGACCGTATCAAGGTGCTGCGAGGCGAGGGCATGATCAGCCCGCTGAAGCAGTGCTACCGGCCGCTGCACCAGCATGTGGCCGCACAGGCTGTCTCGTGCACGGTCATGCCAAACGGGGTTTACAAGATCGAAAAGGGCGACGAGGTTATGACGCTGGTACCGGCAGAGGCGCGGCAGCTGGCGCCCATGTTGGCAGGCAAAGCGCTGGAGGCTTCTGCGCTGGAGCGCGTGCAGGAGGTGGAGTTAAGGATGGCGGAGATTTCCCGAGCTCTGCATGACTCGGAGCGTCGGTATAAATTGCTATTTCAAAAACAGCTGGCCAACGCTGGTCAACAGGTACTGGAGATATAGAGTGGCTTGAAGCCTGCATCGCCCGAACCGAAATCTAGCGTTCGGTTCGGGGGATGTTCGGTATCGTGCTACCTGCACGCAATCATTGACGAATACCTGTATCGTTCGATCAATGTTGATTGCTTGAGTGCTTTTTGGCTAGTTGCCTAACTAAGGGCGTAAGAAGTAGGCGTGTGAGACCCTTAAGTTTTGGACGCTTGGAAATGAAGGCAGCGACTGGCGGACTTGTGCGGTAGTAGGCTGCTACAAAGCTGCGTCCCCACATGGATTTCGCCAAGTACTTATCTCGCCAGATTCTCAGAACATCAATCTCCTGAGCAAATGGGGTGCCATACGCCGCCGTTGCGATAAAGCATGGAGATGACTTCAGTGCGCTCAGGTTATTTTGAATGTTGATGTCACGAGGATTAAGGGCTGCAGCCTTTTCAAGAAGAGCACCTGCTTCTTCCTTAGAGCCTTTACCCTCCCACAACAATAGAGCCTTGAGATTGAGATAGGCGGGGGTATCAGGAAATAATTCTAGCGATCGATTGATGTACTGCAATGCGAGGTCCACGTTTGCGGGCGTGGCTCCGGTAAGTGCAGAATTTGAGCCGTAAACCTTTTTGTTGGCTTGCAACTCATTGAGAATAAATTGCGCTTGAAGGCTGTAATTTTCTGCTTCCCCGCGGTTCTCGATCTGCCTGAGCTCCTCATTGGTTTGCTCCAGGTAGTCGTCAGCCAATGAGGCAAGTCCTTGGCGCGCCTTGACTTCCAAGTTCAAAAGGCCGGGATGATGAGGATCAATGGCCAGCCCTTGCTCAATGAACTGCATGGCCTTTCCAAACTCCGAATTTACAAGAGCTCGGTCTGCCATGACCTCAAGAGATCCAGGAGTGGGCGTTGCTCCGTTGGAGTAGTCGCGCTCATGCTTGGTGTGGCAGTACTTGCACGTGTATGTTGAAGCGCCTTCGTCAACCTCGAGATTGGCTGAGCATTTAGAGCAAGCAAGTGCGATCAATCCCATAGGACCTCATTCATCGGTTGAAATTTCTAAATCGATAGCTGCTCGGCTTAAGGCGGTCTCCATCTTCTCCACTAATAAGCGAGTACTGTCAGCTTTGGCTCTGAGCCGAGAGCACCACCAAATTATGCCCTGTAACAAAATGATGTGAGTTGTATGTTCACGCAGATTGCAAGTTCCAACCAGGACTCTGAAATACGTCTGGTCATGTTTGACGCAACTTCTGTCTGTTGGCTCAACCAACGATGTTGGGCTTATCAACATGGGACCCCAAGTCAAAGTACAGGCAACCCTTTTAGGGTTCGACACCCAAAGCCATGCCCAGCAGCATCCTGGGCATGGCACCCATTCCAGCGGGTAAGAGGCCCGGAGAACCCCCTAAAAAATCGAAGTCCCCCAAGCAGCCTGCAGGCAAAAGGAAGTCAGCAGGCAAAGCCGCGCCCATGCGGGACGCGCACCACAGCCGCCTGACCGTCAAGCAGCAGCGCTTTGTCGATGAGTACCTAGTCGATTGCAATGCCACTCAGGCAGCCATCCGCGCGGGCTACAGCAAGGCCACCGCTAACGAGCAAGCGGGCCGCCTGTTGGTAAATGTTAGTGTTCAAGCTGCAATTTCGATAGCAAGGCAAGAGCAGCAGAAGCGCACCCAGATCACCGCAGACCGAGTGGTCACAGAAGCCTGGTACATCGCAACGGCAGACGCCCGGGAGCTGGTGGAGGTCAAGATCGGCTGCTGCCGCCACTGTCATGGCGAGGGCCACAAGTGGCAGCGCACTGTGGCGGAAATGAACTATGACGTTGAGCAGTGGGTTTCTTCTGGCAATGACCTAGAGGCCTTCGAGCACCAAGGCGGCATTGGCTACACCCCTCTCAAGCCACCGCACCCAACCTGCCCTGAGTGCTTTGGTGACGGGCAAAGTCGCGTGGTGCTCAAGGACACCAGAACCCTGTCGCCGGCGGCACTGTCCCTCTATGCGGGCGCCAAGCACGGCAAGCACGGCATAGAGATCCAGGTGCATGACAAGGCCGCAGCCATGGAAAAGCTGTTCAAGCACCTTGGCCTGTACGAGCGCGACAACGAGCAGAAGACCGACCCGCTCAAGGCCTTGCTGATGCGCGTGGCATCGAATAGCAACAACGGCTTCACGCCGATTGCAGAGGATCCGGAGCGCCCGGCTCAGCAGGCAGCGCCTTCGTCATTGCCAGTCGATCCCAATCAGTCCGCGCAGGATGACGAGGACGATTGAGCATGGCCGGCCTGGTGCACACCACCCCCCTGAATCAGATCCCGAGCAACCCAGAGGAGCTGGAGCGCTGCCTGGCTGATCCTGAGTGGCGCATCTTTTCGGGGTGCCTCTACAAGATCATGATCAAGGGCGACGGGGACGATGATGCGTATTCGGTGCCCTTCAAGCCCAATCGCGCTCAGAAGCGGTTCCTGAAACGTCTTTGGCATCGCAACATCATTCTCAAGGCGCGTCAGCTGGGTTTCACAACCCTGATTGCCATCCTTTGGCTGGACCATGCGCTTTTCAACGCTGACCAGCGCTGCGGCATCATCGCCCAGGACCGCGAAGCCGCTGAGGTGATCTTTCGGGACAAGGTGCGCTATGCGTATAACAACCTGCCCGATGAGATCCGCGAGCGCTTTCCTCTGAAGCGCGACAGCGCGACGGAGCTGCTTTTTGCGCACAACAATAGCTCGGTGCGTGTGGCTACATCCATGCGATCGGGCACCATCCACCGCCTGCATATCTCGGAGTTCGGCAAGATCTGCGCGAAGTATCCCGAGAAAGCCAAGGAAGTGATGACGGGTTCAATCCCGGCAGTTCCTACTAACGGCATTCTGGTGATCGAGAGCACTGCAGAGGGTGCCAACGGCGAGTTCTACGAGCTATCGAGCCGCGCCGAAACGCTGCATTACACGCACGTCAAGCTGACCGTGCGCGACTACCGTTTCCACTTCTACGCCTGGTGGCAAGAGCCGAACTACCGCATGGACAGCTCCCTGGTGGAAATCACGCCAGAGCAGCATGAATACTTTGAGCGTATCGAGCAAGAGGCCGGTTGCACCATCGACCTGGACCAGCGCGCCTGGTATGTGGCCACCCAGGCTGCCGACTTCGCAGGGCGCGAAGAACGCATGTGGCAGGAGTACCCAAGCACTCCAGCCGAAGCATTCCAGCAGTCCACGGAAGGCCACTATCTCACCAAGGTGCTGCAGGTTGTCACCAAGCGCGGCGGCATCTGCAAGGTACCAGTGCTGGATTTGCCTGTGTACACCTTCTGGGACATTGGCGCGAGCGATGGCTGCGCTATCTGGTTTGCCCAGTCCCTGCGCGGCGAAGACCGGTTCATCGACTACTACGAAGAGCACGACGAGGATCTGCGCCATTACGTGCGCCACCTGCAGGGTCTGGGCTATGTGTTCGGCAAGCACTACCTGCCACACGACGCGGCGCACAAGCGTCTGGGCGATTACAACAAGTCCACCCAGGAGCAGCTGCAGGCGCTGATGCCAGGTCAGAGCTTTGTCATCGTGCCGCGCATCACAGAGCTGCAGACCGGCATCAACACCCTGCGCAAGCACATGAAGGGCGCCTGGTACGACAAGGAGCGCTGCGCCTTTGGGGTCGAGCGCCTGCGCGGCTACAAGAAGAAATACAGCACTGCCTTGGCCAAGTTCATCAATGAGCCAGACAAGGCCAATGGATGCACCGAAGGCGCGGACGCGCACCGGCAGTGGGCCCAGGCGAAGGAAACCGGGCTGTACATCCCGAGCGATGACAGCTACGGCTCCAGCCATTCCAGCTACGAAGAACCTGAAGCGCCCGATTGGCGCGCGTGAGAGCAACCATGCAATACATCAAGCCCCCTCAAAACGCGGATCTGGGTGAGCCCATGACCGTGCTGGAATACGCCAAGATCGTGCAGGAATGCATTGATCAGCCACCCTGGCGCGCGGCAGCCGACAAGGAGGCCGACTATGCCGATGGCAACCAGCTGAGCACCGAACTGCTCAAGCGACTGCAGGCCACCGGCGTACCGCCGGCCAAAGAGAACGTGATTGGCCCGGCCATTGCGGCTATCTGCGGGTTTGAGGCCAAGACGCGCACAGACTGGCGAGTGACCCCGGACGGCGACCCCACAGGCAAGGATGTGGCCGACGCGCTGAACTACCGGCTCAACCAGGCCGAGCGCTTTTCCAAGGCAGACGCGGCCATGAGCGAGGCATTCAAGCCCCAGGCGGCCGTGGGCCTGGGCTGGGTCGAGGTGGCGCGCAGCAGCAACCCGCTCGAGTACAAGACCCGCTGCCACTACATCCACCGCAATGAAATCCATTGGGATATGCGCTCCTCTGAAAAGGATCTGTCCGATGCGCGCTGGCTGTTGCGCGAGCGCTTCATCAGCAAGGAGCGCACCGCGCGCGCCTTTGAGAACATGGCGCAGCTGATCATGCAGGCGCAGACCGTCAGTGGCCTGGGTGGCTACGGCGGCTATGTCACCGAGGGTGGTGTATCGACCGGGTTGCTCTCGGCTGCCGATGCCAATCGCGCCTGGACCACGCGCGAGCAGGCCTGGTACCGCCACGAGTCGGACGAGGTGTGCCTGGGTGAGCTCTGGTACCGCCGCTGGGTGAATGTGGTGCTGCTCAAGATGCGCGGCGGCCGGGTGGTCGAGTTTGATGCAGCGAACCCAGCCCATCGGGCCGCGGTGGCTGCAGGCCAGGGCAAGCTGGAGCGCGCCACGGTGGCACGCATGCGCCGTTCCTACTGGATGGGGCCGCACATGCTGCATGACAGCGCCAGCCCCTATCCGCACCCGCATTTCCCATATGTGCCGTTCTGGGGTTACCGTGAGGATATGACGCGCGTACCGTTCGGCCTGGTGCGCGACATGATCTTTCCGCAGGACAACCTCAATAGTTCCATTGCCAAGCTGCGCTGGGGCATGGCCAGCACCCGCACCGAACGCACCAAGGGAGCGGTGGCGATGACGGACGAGCAATTCCGGCGCCAGATTGCCCGACCGGACGCGGATATTGTGCTGGACCCCACAGCCATGTCCCAGACAGGCGCGCGCTTTGAGGTCAAGCGCGACTTTCAGCTCAACAACCAGCAGCTGCAGATGATGGCCGACAGCCGCGCGTCATTGCAGCGTGTTGGATCCATCACGGCGGCTTTTCAGGGGCAGCAGGGCACAGCGACCAGCGGAGTGCAGGAACAGACCCAGGTGGAGCAGTCGCAGATCAGCATTGCTGACCTGATGGACAACTTCAAGGAAGGGCGCGCCATGGTGGGCGAGCTGATCCTGGCACTGGAGATCGAGGACCTGGGAGAGGAACGCGAGGTGATCGTGATCGAGGGCGACACCATCAATCCACCCCGCACCGTGGTGCTCAATGAAGTGGTGGAAGAGGGCGGGCTGCGCTATCTGTCCAACGATGTGCAGCGCACGCGGCTCAAGGTGGCCTTGTCGGATGTGCCATCGTCATCCAGTTTCCGCGCCCAGCAGCTCGCGGCGCTATCCGAAGCCGTCAAGGCCTTTCCGCCTGAGATGCAGCAGGTGGTGATGCCGTTCATGCTGGATCTGATGGACCTGCCGCGCAAGGAAGAAATCATCAAGGTGATCAAGGAAGCGACCCAGCAGACCGATCCCGAGCAGCTGCGCAAGCAGATCGAGCAGGAGCTGCAGCGCGACCTCAAGGTGCGCGAGCTGGACCTGCGCGAGCGCGAAGTGGCGGCGCGCGAGAAGCTGCTGGCGGCCCAGCAGGTGCAGGTAGGCGTGCAGGCAGCGTACAGCGCCATGCAGGGCGGTGCCCAGGTGGCTCAGATGCCGATGATCGCGCCCATCGCGGACGAAATCATGAAGGGCGCAGGCTACAAGGCGCCCAACCCTGGCGGCGATGACCCGAATTTCCCCAGTGGTGTGCTGGCAGGTTCTGGTCAGCGTATGCAGTTGTTACCCGGTGGCGCGGCGCCAAGCCCTGAGATGCTGCAGGAAGTTGCGGCTGGCCAAGCCAATACCAGCCCGACATTTCCGCCTGTGCCCGCTGTTGGGAGGACTGGAATGCAGGGGGTGGAAACGTTCAGCGTTGCCGACAATTTTGGCAATTCTTCAAAATGAGTGTCAGTCTGATTTGAAATAATTCCAGGGGGGCGGCGGATTAAAGTGGCAGGACTCTATGGCGTTCTACTTTTATGAATAAATTCAGTTCTATATTTACTTCTTTATTAATCCTTGCATCTCTAAATGGGTGTGGCGGAGGCGATTCATCCACCACCTCCTCACAGAGTGAAGTATCAAATTCTAATGAATTGAATTGCAATGGAGAGGTTGAAATTCCATTTCAGGACAATCATCCAGTATTCAGAATTGAAAATGGCGATTCTTCACATAAAAACAAGTGTGATATTTTTAAATATTACAAGGCTGGATATGCTGTTGTGATGCCTCATTCTATGAGTCCTTGGAATTTGAATCAAAGCTCAGCTATAAATATTTCATATTCTGAATCTGACGCAATGTTGCTAGATGGCTCAATAAACCAAGAAGAAGTAGCAGCGGCTGAACCCGCTGAAATAGATTCAGAGACACTCGTTGTTGTTGCAAAAATACTGGACAGTGAGCTGGAGTCTACGCCTTGGAATTGTGCTGTATCAGGTGTGGATGCGAACGAATTGGAGTCCAATCTTCAGTTATGTCTTTCAGAACTGAATTCCAAGTATTCAGAGCATAAAACTACTGTGGCATTGAAGGGGTTAAGCGAAAGTTCGCCAGCAGATACTTCCAAGGGTGGAGCTAACCCAGGCGCTGTATGGACGAATCTCGGCACTTCGTCATACATCACTAAATCTGATGGACTTGTTAAGAGATTTAGCAGTAAGAAAGAAGTGGTCCATACGGGCTCTGCCAACTTTGACGTCTATAGGCTCAATGGGGTTGATTCTTTCGAGTATTATTTGGTGAGAGCAAAAATCGGCTCAAATCCAACCTCTGTCTTATGTACTAGGTGGATTGAGTGTGCCTATTTTAATAATAAAGAGTCTCTGCGCTTTCATTTGAAAAAAGTGACGAACGGAGTCGCCTCGGATGGAATTATTGAAGAATTTGCGCCACTGACGACGCTTAGGAATAAATCTACATCCTTCAAAATTGGCGCTGGTATAAAGGCATCTGCATCGGATAAGGGGCCGGGTGGCGAGGGGAGTGTGAGTGCTGATTTTTCAGTAAGTTATAGCTATTCCGCTGTTGAGATTAAAGCTGCTCAAATTGATAATTCATCTGTTAAATTTGATTTTGGTCATGCAACGGGGGATGGCTATTTTGGTGATCTGTGGGATAAAGATCCGACGACGGTGGGACCGTTCACTTCTACTGTGTGGGCTATTTTTAAATTTCCTGCTACTTCTAAGGTTGATAAATCAAATTCGATCATAAGTCTTTATGTAGATGAATACTCCGGGAGATACGGATATTCAGCGCCAGGGCTGATTCCAATAGCTTCAACGAAATTGTTCAAGTATGAAGTCAAGCCTAAGGATAAAGAGGGTTTGAAAACTGATTTCTCTTTGCCAAAGTTGACCGTTCAGAAGGTATCCAAAAATGAAGATGGATCGGAAAAGCTAGATCCTGTTGCTCCAGAAAATTTATTGAAAATCAAGAAAGGTCAGACCTTGCAGTTTGATATTGATTCTGGCGGATTGGGTGGAGCAACGTCTACGAGCACTCCGTTGATAGTGAACTGGGCTATTTACTCTCCGCCAAGTTTTCTTGCATTTAGTCAAGCTACTGGCCGAGGAAAATCTAGGATTGATGTAACAGTTAACAGTGGTGGAGTGATAGGAGATAGAAGTTACATACGAATTAATGCAAGCCCTCGTGGTGCAATTCCTGGACTGGAGATGACGGATATTTCCGTGCCTATTGAGGTCATTGAATGAGTGGCGACTGATCGAGGTCAGTCCACCTTTAAAGCCTAGATCCGAGTTTGAGCTTGTTGGCTTGGGTCAGTTGATGTCATTGGCCAACATGGGCATGCTCATAGGACTTTCTTATAAATCATTGAGACCCCACTAGAGTTCGCAGCGCGCGGCAGGCCGCCGCATACTTCATCCATCGAAGCGCGAAAGCGAATAGATACAGCCCACTCGTGATGAGTCGGCCCATTCCCACCGCTGGAGAGTGTGATGGTCAGGGCTTCGGCCCTGGCCTGATCCTCGAATCGGTGTGCCCCACCAACAGGCCCAGCCGGATAGCTGGGAACGGAGCACAACAGAGTGAACGAAGCTCAAAAACTCTTGGCAGCAGCCTTTGCAGGCGAATTGGATCTGGATGCGGATGCTTCCGGGTCTTCTGGCGTTTCTGCACCCGAAGGCACGGCCGCCCCGGCAAATGCCGAGAGCACCCAGGCAGCGACCGAAGCTGTCGCCGGCGCTGAAGCCGCCAACACAGCCACCACACCAGGCACTGTCGCAAACGCATCGGCTCAGGAAGAGCACGAAGGCGCGCCCATTGCCAGCAAGTCCGGAGGCTACACCATCCCCTATGAAAAGCTGACAGAGGCACGCACCGCACGCGATTCGGCCATTGCCGAGCGCGACCAACTGCGCGCCCAGCTGGAGCAGATGACGGCCGCACAGGCTGCCAATCTGCAGCAAGGCCAGGCCGAAGCCCAAGCCCGTGCGGATGCCGGGAAGGCACCGACCCAGGCCGACCAGAACCTGGCAGCGGCCAAGAGCCTGGTGGACGGTGGCGCTGACGCCTCTCTGTTCGGGAGCTTTTCCGAAGAAGACATTGCAGCCGGCATTAACAAGCTGGTTGCCGATCAAGTCGCCGCGCGAGTGGAGGCTGCATTGGCACCCCAACGCGAGGCGCAAGCCCGTGAGCAGGCCGTGACGGCAGAGCAGTTGCACGCCCAGAAGATTCTGGACGCGCACAAGGATGCCTTTGAAGTCGCTGAATCCAAGGAGTTCGCCAGCTGGAAGTCTGGTCAGCCTGGATACATGCAAGCCGCCATTGACCGCACCCTGCAAGCGGGTACCGCCCAGGATGTGATTGACCTGCTCGGCCAGTTCAAGCAGTTCCATGCGGGCGCGGCAGGCGCGGCTGCTGGTGATCCTACGGCCGCAGCAGTGGCCAAGGCCCTGGCCGATGCCAAGACCGAACCCCCCGTGAGCCTGTCGAGTCTGCCCGGAGCGGCGCCCGCAGGCACGGAGGCAGAACGCGCAGTTGCGCTGGCCAGCGATCCGGCCGCTCTGTTGGAGTACATGAGCAGCCTGCCCCGCGACCGCCAGACCAGTCTGATGAATAGCGTGGTGTAGCCGTCAGGCGAGCCACAAACCATTTCCCGGGCCATCTCGTGATGAGAGCGCCCTTGTCCCATAGCAGGAGGACTTGATATGTCCAAGACCAGTGTAGGCGCAGGCTCGTCCAATGCGCAGTTCGTACAAGCTGCCGGACTGTTCGCGCAGTCCATGCAGCGCAACTCCAAGCTCAACCAGATGGTGGGCACCATGCCCAAGGGCGAGGGCTCGGCAGCTGCGACGCTGCGCAAGCAGACCACCAACGATATGCCCATCGTGCGTACCGTTGACCTGTCGCGCGGCAAGGGCGATGAGGTGGAATTCCACTTTGTGCAGCCCGTAGGCGCGTACCCCATCATGGGTGCCCGCATGGCCGAGGGCAAGGGCACGGGCGTGTCGCTGGACAAGGCCCGTGTGCGCGTCAACCAGGCGCGTTTCCCTGTGGATGTGGGCGACACCATGACCGACCTGCGCTCTCCCGTCGAGTTTCGCAAGATCGGCCGTCCCATCGCCCAAGGCCTGATGGATCGCTACCAGGACCAGGGATCGCTGATGCACCTGGCCGGCGCGCGCGGCTTCCACAACAACATCGAGTGGGCCATCCCCACCGAAGAGCACGCGGACTTTGAGGCCATTGCGGTCAATCCCGTGCTGGCTCCCACCAAGAACCGCCACTACATTGCCGATGGCGATGCGATTCGCGGCTTCAGCGTCAATGCGGGCGAGATGGATATTCAGTCCTCTGACGCGCTGACGATGACCATTGTGGATGCGTGCCGCACGCTGGTGGAGTCCATCGCGCTGCCGCCCCCTGCGATCCGTCTGCCCGGAGACCAAGCCGCCGACGATTCTCCTCTGCGCATGCTGATGGTGAGCCCCGCTCAATATCACCAGTTCTCGCAGGACAAGGATTTCCGCGCATTCCAGGCCAACGCACTTACCCGCGCCAGCCAGGCCGAGCGTCATCCTCTGTTCCTGGGCGAAGTGGGTCTGTGGAACGGCATTCTGATCTGCAAGCAGCCGCGCCCCATCCGCTTCTATGCGGGTGACACCATCAAGTACTGCGCCAGCAACATCAGCGATCAGGAAAGCTCCTGCATCGTGCCGGCCAGCTTCGGCACGACCCATGCCGTGGATCGCGCGCTGCTGCTGGGCGGCCAGGCTCTGGCCCAGGCGTTTGCATCCAGCCGCCACGGTGGCATGCCCTTCTTCTGGAAGGAGAAGGAATTCGACCACGACGACAAGATGGAGCTGCTGATTGGCGCCATCCAGGGCACATCCAAGGTGCGCTGGGCCGTTGACCAAGGCAATGGCACCAAGCATTACACCGACCACGGTGTGATCGCCCTCGATACCGCAGTGCCCATCATCGGCGCGCGCCAGTAATCCGGCAGAGCAGGGCGCGGCCACTGTGCGGCGTTTTGCCTGACTGGATGGTGTGATTCCTCTCGTTTCAATCTAGGAGCCGACCATGGCCACCGTGACCAACTCTCAAAAGCACTGCAACCAGCTCGGTGTGACTCCCTGGGGCAACCTCAATGCCCTGCATTTCATTCTCAAGACCGGCGCCAACGGCGGCGCGCTGGACGCTGACTCCAATGCGCCTCTGGCCGTGGGTGACAAGGTGCGACTGGGCATCATCCCTGCCGGCTCCACGCTGGTGGATGCCCTGGCTGTCGTGTCCACTGGCCTGACTGCCACTGTCAAGGGCGACCTGGGCTTTGAATACGTCGATGCTGTGGACGACGCCAAGATGCCCCAGGATGCGACCTACTTCGGCGCGGCTCTGGATCTGGCCGCCGCCGCGCGCCTGCGCAACACATCCACCAAGGCGCCTGTGACCCTGCCCAAGGATGCCTATCTGGTGCTGACCACTTCGGGCGCGGCCAACGCCAAGGCGGCCCGCGTCGATGTGGTGCTGCAGGTCATCTCCACCGGCGCCCTGTAAAGAGCGCTCCCAGGATGCGGGCCTGCCTTCGGGTAGCGCCCGCATTCGTCCATCTAAACACTCCCCAGCATCATGAACTTTGTACGCATTACCTATACCGGCCGCAAAATCTACCGCGACCGCGCTACCGGTCACATCTGGCAGCCCGAAGAGGAGCGCCTGGTGAGCGAGGCCATCGCCAAGCCTCTGCTCAAGTTTGTGGAATTCAAACGCACGGCAGACCTCAAGCCCGTGGTGCCCGAGCAGCAGCAACAGCAGCAGTTGGGCCAAGTGCAAAACGGCACTGAAGGCCTGGAGCAGGGCGCGGTGCTGACTGCAGATCAAAGCAGCGACCCATCCAATGCGCAGAAGCCTGAGCTCACTGAGCAAGAGATTGCAGCGCTTGAGCAGCAAGCCCTGGACGACAAGGCCAAGGAAGTGGACGACCAGCGCGAAGCCATGTTGATCACCGTGCAAGGCATGAACAAAACAGCGCTGACCGAGTACGCCAAGAAGTACGACCACGCCTTTGACGCCAAGGTCAAAGTGGACGACATGCGTATCACCGTCAACGGCCTGATTCACCAGTTCGGGGTGCGCTGATGAACCTTGAGGACCTGATTGCCTCTTTCCGCGATGACTCCACCGACAAGCTGGAGCCCTATCTGTGGGAAGACGAAACCGTAACGCGCTGGCTCAATGAAGCCCAGGACGAGGCAGCCGTGCGCGGCCGTCTGCTGCTCGATGACAGCACGCCAGCGGTGACCACCATTGTGGTGAATGCGGGTCAGGCCTCGTATCAGCTCCACGCCAAGGTTTATGAAATCGCGCATCTGCACTGGCAGCCGAGCGCGGCGGCCCATCGCGGCAAAGCCGTGGATCTGGTGACGCGCGAATGGCTGGATCGACACCACCCCGACTGGCGTGTGCGCCTGGATTGCGATGCGATGTATGCCATCCAGACCGAGGGCGCGCTGCGCCTGGTGCCCACGCCGCGCGAGGCTGGGGTGCTGACGCTGGAGGCCTACCGCCTGCCGCTCAAACCCCTGGCCAACGATACCGACAAGCCGGAAATCCACGCGGCCAGCCACCAGCATCTGGTGTATTGGGCACTGCACCGGGCTTTCAGTCAGCCTGATAGCGACGGGTTTGACCCGCAGCGCGCGGCCACGGCCGAGGCGGCCTTTACCGGCTACTTTGGCGCGCGGCCTGATGCGGATCTGCGCCGCGCCACTCGCCACGATGTTCCCCAGGTCAACGCGACCTACATTTTTTAAGGTACCGCATGTTCGGACTGTCCAAACCCATCCCCGCAGACCAGGGCGCGAAGCTGGACAAAGCCAGAGCCCAAGCCCAGAACCAGGCGCCCGACAGCATTCCTGGCATGTTCAAGCCGGGCGAATTCGTGCTGCCGCCCGATACTGTGCATGCCATGGGCGGTAAGCAAGCACTTCAGGGCGTGGTAGATGCCACTCATACCCCAGTGCAAGCATCGTTCGGTCTGAATTCCCCAAAGGCCAGCGCGCCACAAACCCAGGCTGCGCCACAGTTGGGACTCAAGCCCGAGGTGTTCTTTGCCAACGGCGGCGCGCCGGAGGATCAGTTGCAGCGCTCGAGCGGCGGCCAGGCATCGCCAACGAATACCTTTCCGCAGGCCAGCCCAAGCGCAGGGGTGCCGGTCTACTCAGGTGCAGGCTTCGGGCGCGACCAGTTCGGAAGCAGCGGCCAGATTGCCAAAGTTCCAGATGCCATCGGGCAGCAGCCTGGCCGGCAAACGCAGGCACAAGTGCAGCCTGCTCCTGCTGCTCAACCTGCTGCAGCTCCCGTTGCCTCGATTGCCGGTGCATCTGATGCAACCCAGGGGCCCCAAGTCAATCCAGCACCGCCCGTCGCGGCTCCCGCTGTCGCCACCCGTTCGCCTGGACCTTCTGAGCTCTACATGCAGGATCGTGCACAGGAAATGCGCGACCAGTGGGGCTCTGGCAACTATGCGCAAGCCGCCGGTACCGCTGCCCGTACTGCTGTCCAAGGCTTGGGTATGTACGGCGTCGAGCTTGCGGATAAGGTCGGCTCGCCCGTGGTCAATGCGGTCGGTAATTTTGCGGGCGGCTTGATCGGTTCGGAGGCCCATGCAGCGCAGCAACCGGCTTCACCAGCCACCACGCCTGGAACTGCCCCTGCAGCAAGCACCAAGCCAGCTGCGGCTCCTGTTGCGGCAGCCGCGATCCAACCAGGCCTGACGAACACGGTAGGCAGCGCGCCGCGCGCTGCTCAGGCCGCGACGGCTGCCAGCGCCAGCGGTGAATTGCCGGAGGGTGTGTACAACCATGGGCGCGGACAGTACAGCGACCAAGCCAGTGGTATGGGCTTCCCGGCTGGATTCACGGGCAAGCCCAATGCGCGGAATTTGGCTGCGGCCGACAACCTTGCAGCTTCCAATGCAGCTCAGGCTGCTGCCGGAGGTTCCACCGAGGAGGGTGGATTTGGCCTGCGTGCCCCAGCCGTGGCGCATAGCGGCAATGACTGGGCGGCGCGCCAGCGGCTCAAGAATCTGGAGACATCGGCCAGCTCGATCATGAACACCCAGCGCTGGGGCGGCAAAGGTGCGGCCAACAACCCGGCAGCGCAGAACTTTTTGGACGCAAGCCGCGCCGACTTGGCCGCCCAGGGCAAAGTGCCTGATTTTCAGATGCGTACCAATGAAGTCAATGCCGGTCTGCGCCGCGCAGCCATGGCCGAGGCTGGAGCAGACCGCCGTGCACAAGGGCAGATCGGTCTGGGGCTGGGCCAGCTGGCTCTGGGTGCCCAGCGCAACCAGCTGGATGCCCAGCGCATCACAAACGATGAACGCTTGCGCGCGCCGCAGATCCGCGCTGCCGAGCGTATCGGCCAGCTGCAAGATCAGTATCTGAGCGCTAAGACTCCCGAGGAACAGGCCGCGATTGCTGCGCAGATTCGCGCCTACTCAGGCAAGGATTCGGATAGCTGGAAGGCAGTCGCGCTGCAGGGCGGCACTGATGCCCAGGGCAACAAGACCGAAAGCATTCTGGGCGCGGTCAATGAGCGAACTGGGGAAATGAGGCGGATGGGCGCTGATACTCAGAAAGCAAATGGAGCAATCAAGCCAGAACTTGCTGACCCTACAACCAGGCCGGTCGGTACCGTTTCCACGGTGGCCGGACGACAAGCTGTATGGGATGGCAAGCAGTGGGTGCCGCGAGGGTAGTGCTAGGGCTTGGACGGAGGGGTTAGCACCCCTTTTTCCCAATCAACGCTCTGGGCACTCTTCTCCGCAGTTGGTGCGCCATTTCTAGCTTGAACTGTGCTGGGATTGGAGCGTGGCGTGTTGATCCAGGGGCTTGCCACCAGCAGCGCCAGCAGCACCCAAGCGAGGATGAAAAAGCTCTTGGGCCATGCCTGTTTGGCGCGCTTGGTGAGGAACAACGCATACAGGCCGAATGCAACTAGTGCGAATACGATGGGGTGCAGCCAAGTCTCAAGCCAGGCGCGAGTTGGGTTATCGCTGTAGTAGATCAGCGGGTTGGCCAGCGCAACGATCCCCATGCCGATCAGGTGACGGGCAAATATGAGCGGTCTTGGCGTTGCCTGTGTGGCTGTAGTTGTCTGCATGTTCCCTCCTGCAAAGGCACTGTAGCAGAGCAGTTTGATTTCATTGAACTTGCAAACTATCTGTCGATCGATGTGAATCGAAGGAGCGGATGCCGTGGCGTGCAACTTGTAGTGAAACAGAGGGTGGTCCCATGTACAACGATAGGTCTTCCTTCTTGGGGTACAACTTCTACAAGAGTTGTGTGCATTTTTTTATTAATGTGTACAATCAGACCACGCTCTTAGCAAATTGCTAAGCATGCGCCATAAAAAACGGCTGCCTCTCGGGTGACATATAACAGAAGTCTTTGCACTTCGACCCGTCAGGCGGCCAATCTTTTTTGGGAGACTATGAAGTACGCGATCCTTATTGACGGTGGATTTGTCAAGAGAAAGCTCGGCAGCAGCCAAAAGCCTGCGACAGCAGCAGAGATCACGAACTTAGTAGCCCATATCAGAGGACACGAATGCCTTGCAGGGCATGAGTTGCATCGTGTCTATTACTACGATTCCAAGCCACTTGAAGATGTGGTGACTCGTCCGCTGCAGGGCGGTCAGATGGACTTCGGTAAGCAGGATCTCGTTGGTCGAATGACCGCCCTTTATACCGATCTTGCCCGTGCACCTTTCTTCGCTTTGCGCATGGGTGAGCTTTCCTTCAATGGGTGGCGCGTTCGTCAAAAGGCGCTTGGATCCAAGGAAGCGCAGATCACTATCGATGCAGATCAACTCCAGCCGAACATCACCCAAAAAGGTGTTGATATGCGACTCGGTATGGATATCGCCGCGTTGACGCTCAAAGGCCTAGCAGGAATCATTGTGTTGGTCACTGGTGATAGCGACTTCGTTCCTGCCATGAAATTTGCTAGAAGAGAGGGCGCACAGCTTTTCTTGGTGACGCTTGGCCATGGCGTGAAGGAAAGCATGCGCGAACACTCGGATGTGATCTTGGAGATAAACGGCTGACATAAACCATGTCGCATTGAGTATGGGCCCGCTTTGGCGGGCTTTTTCATGCCCATCTTTTGCAGCAAAAGATGCGAACGCACTGCGCCTATGCCTCTATCCCACCTGCTAGGGTTCGACGCCTTCACCTGGCATGAGGTGTCATTGACTCATGAGCACTTACCTTATCGAGCTGGTTTTTGTCCTCAATCTGGCTGCCACTGTTGTCGCTGTTTTGGTCGCCGTGCGGGCGATGAATGAAGCCAAGCGAGTCAATACAGGCAAGCTGGCAGATCGTGAGTATCTACTGTGGCTACAGGATCACATCGCGCGCGGCGTTGACCTGCTTGCGCGAGGATGTACATCAAGTCAGGATCAAGCTCGCGCCCGCAATGAGTGCGGAGATGACGGCGATCGCGATCGAGATGCGCGCCGCCTTCATTGACTTTTCGGCGCTTGCGGCTGAGCGTTCGGCAATGTCATTGGCCTGCCTGGCAAGCTGAAGCGTCTCTTCTTCTCGGGCATCACGTAGTTTTGCAGCTTCAGCTTCTCGTAGTGCTTTCTGCTCTTCGAGCCAGGCAACCGCCTCGCGCCCGATGGCATCCTGCCTCTGAGCCATAACTCGAACCTGGGTTTCCCCCTTGTTCTCAAACGCTGCCCGATGCAACAAGTCCCGAACCATTGATCCCTCCTTTGCGTCTTCAGTTTGTATGGGATATTACCCACCCCGCTAGGGTTCGACCTGCAGCCAGGGGTGAGGTGTCATTGGGGGATGACACAAACAGACTGGGAAAAAGGCACCCTCTCCAGCAACGCAACGGCCTCGGAGGCCTCGCCTGATTGGGAGCGCGGCGCTATATCAGGCCCACCGCAAGCCCCTGGCTTGCTGCGCAGCGCTGGAGACTCGGCCGTTGCTTTGGGATCGGGGATCACCCAGGGCGTCAAGATGCTCACGGATGTGGCGGGCGCGGACAACGTCGCATCGCGCGCGCTGGGTAAGGCCACGGATGCGCTGACCGATCTTTCCTCTCCCTACGCCAAAGCCAAGAAGCAGGAGCGTGCCGAGAAGATCAAGGCGGCAGAGGACTCGGGCAGCACCTGGGAAGAGGTGAAAGCCTATGCCGGCAGCTTTGCCGACGCGCCACTTGATACCACGCTGAATGCCTTGGGCACTTCTGCCCCCACGCTGGCGGCCGGCCTGCTGACTGGTGGTGGTGCTGTGCCTGCCATTGCCGCGCGCGCGGCTCAGGTGGGACTGGGCGCCGCCCAAGGTGTCGGCGGCATCAAGGGGCAGATTCATGACAGTGTGAAGCAGAAGCACCTCGATGCGGGTGCGACTGAGGCGGAAGCCGCCAAGCGCGCCGATGCTGCCCAGGCGTACGCAGGACCCAATGCGGGAAGTATTGCTCTGGGCGGTGTGCTGGGCGCGGCAGCAGGTGGCACCGGTGCTGAGAGCGCTGTCCGGCGACTGGCTGGACAGCGATTGGCAGCCGAGGCTGCTGAGAAGGTGGCCCCGGGAGTCGTGCGCTCTGCAGTTGCGGGCGCGGCCAAAGAAGCCCCGATGGAAATGCTGCAAGGCGGTCAGGAGCGGCATGCGTCCAACACGGCCTTGCAGGGCGAAGGCTTCGATGTGCCAACTTGGCAGGGTGTTGCCGGACAGGCGGCACTGGAAGGCCTGGCCTCAGCTCCGATGGGAGGCGGCTTCGGCGCGGTGGAGGGTATGGCTCACAAGGGTGCGACACGCCGGCATGGCGAGGGAGCAGCTGCCTTTGCCTCTGGTGAGGCGCGCACTCCGCCTGATTCGATCAAGAGCGTCGTAGCCAAGGCGCAGTGGGTAAGGGGCTGGGACGAGGCGGCAGCGAATGCCCTGAAAACTGCTGAAGACGCAACTGGAGTTGCGGTGGCAGCCGCCGCGCAGCAGCCAGAAGCACAGGCTTGGACGACCAGTGAAGGCGCCGCGCCGGCCGAGGCTGCTGAGTCAGGTACTGCGGTTGCATCCCCGGCCAATGCTCCAAATCTGGATTATGAAACCCTGCCGGGCGCGGCTCCCGAGGCTGTCGGCAAGGAAATTCCCTTTGAGCGCGAGTTTGATACCGGTGGTCTGAGCCTGCAAAGCACGCAGCCGGCGGCCGTGCCCCCCGTGCTGGATCACGACGCGCTGCGTGACAAAGCCGGCGTGATGATGCCGCCCCAACTGGATTCCGGCCGCATTGAGGTCGAAACCGGACTGCAGCCGCTGTCCAACGAGCAGCCGCCGCGCCAATGGGATACGGGCAATCTGAGCCTGGTGGGCGAGGGGCAGCCCCAGGCGCCGCTGAGTCAACGCATGGGACTGAATCCGAAGGCCGGCGCGCTGTCCAAGGCGGCGGCCATGGCGGTGGATTCAGGCGCTTCCCCTGTGCTGCAGCCCCAGGCTGCGCCAGTGCTGGAACAGCAGCAGGCCGCGCCACAGGTGCCCGCCGGTGTGGATCCGGATACCGGTGAGGTATCGCTGCAGGCCCAGATGGACGAGCTCAAGAGCCGCATCGCCTTCATGAATCAGCAGGGCGCGACACAGGGCTGGGATGGCAATAGGGCTGCCCAGCGCAATGCGCTGCAGACCCAGCTCACCCGCCTGGAGCTGCAGGCCGCCGGCGGTCAGGGGCGCGGCGCTTCGACTGCAGGCGCGCCAGCACCCGTGCAGCTGACGGGCATCAACCAGATCCTGGCCAAGCAGATTCCCGACATGAGCGAGCAGGAGCTGCAGCAGGCCATTGCCCATTACGGGCCCAGCCACAAGCGCACCAAGAAACTGGAAAAAGCACTCCAAGCGCTTGCGCAAAAGCCGCTGATAGCTATTGAATCAGGAGCAAATGGCAATGTCTCTCAAGCCGATCAAACCCAGCAAGGCAGCGCGCAACCTGCGCAAGCAGGAGCAGCGCAAGCTGGCCAAGATGCAGGGCAAGGGGTAGGCAATGGCACCTCCCCAGCTGCGAACCCTGGAGCGCAAGATCAGAGCGCGAGCCTTGCGAAAGCTCAAGCGGAAGTTTCGGAAGCAGCCGGCACAGCCCAGGCAGCCGTAGGCAAGGCGGCACAGATTGCGCGCGAAGGCAATGCAGAGCGTGAAGCGCAGCGCCAGCGACAGCTCGATGCCAGCGAGCGCTGGACGCGCATGACCACGGTAGAGCGCCAGGCCGTGACGGCCACCGCGCCCGGGCTGAACCCCATTGCACGCAAGAACCTGCACACGCGGGCATGGCCGGATATTGGCGAGAAGATCCGCGACAAGCTGATGGATTCTCTGGTGCAGCCGCTTGTAGCGTCTGCCAGTAAAGTGCAAGATGCTGCAGAAAGCGTAGCGAGCGCGGCGCCTGCTGCTGTCTCCGGAGAAGCGCCGGCGAAGCCTGCAGCGCAGCCCGTGGGCGATGAAAAGCCGTTCGCGGCAGAGACCGGCACGCTGGGCATTCCACGCGCCGAGATGCCCCAGGTGCCTACGGCCAACCATGGCGGCCTGGTCAAGCACCTGAATGCCCAGGGCATTGCCCACGAAACCACGACCGTGGACGCGGCCCAGCTCAAGCCTACCCAGGCTGAATATTCGCCGTCCAAGGTGGAGGCAGCCAAGAGCGCGACCGGCGACCGCGCGGTGATCGTGTCGAGTGATGGCCACATCATTGACGGCCACCACCAGGCAGTCGCGGCAGCCGAGGAAGGCAAGCAGGTCAAGGCCATTGTGCTGGATGCACCGGTGGAGCAGGCTCTTGCAGCGGTGAAGGCTTCGCCAAGCGCGAATGCCGCTTCTGTGCAGGAGCAGCCTGATAGTGGCGACTTTCCTATGTCCGAAGCTGTGCAAAGCTACAGCGGCATTTCCCACTCGGGCCGCAGTCGCGCCGATGGAGACAAGCAGGCCTTTGAACAGTTCATGGAGTCGGCGCGTGCAGCTGCTGAAAAGCTCGCCACCAGCGATGCCCAGCGCGATGCCTTGGCAGCAGCTACAGAAAGCCTGCGCGCTGACTACCTGAAGCAGTACCGATCCCTGATGAGTGTGCGAGCAGGCGCTTACAGTGGGTTTGTTGCTGGGCGCGGCAACCTCAACAGCAAGCAGGCCAATGCCCGCAATAGCGCGCTGGACAAGGCCATGGAGCGCTTTGATAGCTGGGTCGGTGACAACGCGGATCGCGCGAGCAAGGCCGTGCTGGCCGCGCGCACTCCGGAGCAGGTGAAGGCTGACCAGGATGCAGTGACCGCCAAGATTCAGGAGAAGGCCGACAAAAAGGCCGCTGATCTCAAGGCAACGCTGCTCAAGTTCCTGAGCTTCAAGAGCGGCGACAACATGCCCTATGGCAAGAGCGCCATCATCACCCGTGTCAGCTATGACCGTGACGGCTACCCCAGCAGCCTGACTTTCAAGATGGCGGATGGCTCGCCTGTGACCGATGACAAGGTGGAGCTAGTGCCGACTCTCAAGGACAGGGATGAAACCTTGGAGCAGGCCAAGGCCCGTATTCGCTCGCTGGTTGATGAAGTGCGCGCCGAAAACCCGGAGTTGACCAAAGGCATAGGTGCGATGCGCGCTGCGGCATCCGCCAAAGTAGCAAAGGCAGCCAAGGAGCCAGCACCAGCGACCGCCGCAAGTTCTTTCCTTGATCGTCATAACAAGATCGAGGACGGCATAAGCGCTGGCACGCTGGCGCTGGATGATTACAAGAGCACGTTTGCTGACTTGGAAGCCAGCAGGGATGCAGTTCTGTCTGAGCTGCAGCAGCTGACAAAGGACAAGCTGCTGCGCGCAGGTGGCCCGGCGTTTGCCTATCGGATGGGGACCGAGAAGAAGGACGCCATTGTCCTGGCTGCCTATCAAAAGATGCTGGATACCTACGCGCTGGGCCGCAGCTATGGGCCAAGCAGCTATTTCCTGTCGGCGGACTCCATTGCCAAGAACAAGGCCGACAAGGCCCAGGCGCTGCGCGAGCTGGTGGGCAACACCACGGCCGAAGACCTAGCCGCCCGGGCTGCTGAAATCAAGGCGCTGCGCGACGAATTCAAGGCCAAGCGTGCGGCCGAGGCTGATGCGCTGGCCAACCCCAAGACCTTGCAGGACTTCCGCGGCTTCATGAGCCATTGGGTCGATCAAGGGGAAACCAGCCAAGCGGCCTATCTGCGCCTGACCCCCGAGCAGCGCCAGCAGTTTGATGCCCTGGAGGCCGCGCAGACAAAGGACCAACGCGAGGCAGAAAAGCGCCGGGCCCGGGTCACGGTGCAAAGCGCCGGCAACACCACGGCCGGCGAGATCATCGCCACCAAACACACCAAACATGGGCATGACCTGTTTGTGGTGCAGCTGGCCGAGCGCGTTGAGCGCGATGCTTACGACACCCTCAACAGCAGCGCCAAGCGCCTGGGCGGCAGCTACAGCAGCTATCGGGGCAATGGCGCGGTACCGGGCTTTCAGTTCCGTACCCGTGAAGCGGCTGAGGCGTTCCAGAAGCTGGTGGCCGGCGATACAGCCCAGGCTCAGGATCTGGCCAACCAGCGCCGCGACGCTTTCGAGGATGACAAGAGCCAGACCACGGTAGAGCGCTTGCGCGCGATGGCGGAAGCCTTGGACCAAGGCGCCGACGAGCAGCTTGGGGCCGACCGCAAGACCAATACCGCCCGCCGGGCACGCATGGCCAATGCGGCCGAGGACGCAGCGCGCGGCAGCAAGGCCTACGCAGGCACCATGCGCAATCTGGCGGATGCCATCGAGGCGGACAAGGTCCAGTTCTTGGATGGTGTTCGCACCAAGACACAGCTGTCTCAATTGCTGCAGGCTCTGGGCTCTGCCAAGGTGCAGCAGCTGATGGC